GTCTAAGTCTTGTATGTATTCTCAAGTCTAAGTCTTGTATTTTTTCTAACTGAATTGTCCTAATTTCTCAGGTCTTCATAAAAACATGGGAGAACATGTAATAGGACGCTTAGTTCAAACAAGCCAAAATCATCAGTACCAGCCAGGTGACTGTAGATGTTTCCACTGTTCCGCCTTCAGTGCCCGGGTTCCGTGCCATACTACCCACGGCATCAGGGACTGGCAAATAGGTACCGACTCGTGTTGTGGGGGGTTCTGTACCTCACAGCCCAGGTGCGCGCACCCGGACAGAGACGAATGCGAGATAGGCCGTGGGTCAAAGGGGCAAGATCCCCTCATTTACTATGGGTGGGATAAACGAGCGCCCTATCTCAAGTGTATCTATAATTTAGATAAAATTGATACAAGAAATCAGGTTCTTGCGTATAAGGATAAGTTTGGGGAGAATAACGATATTGAGGGCAAGTACTGTACCCAGAAAGTAAACACATGTCCAAAAGGCATGAAGGAGTGCAGTCGACTTAAATCGATAGGCGAAGGAGGTAACGAATGTAGAAAGTGGTTTGAAAAACAACCATCACATGTACAAGATGCTACAATACAAAATTACTGTCTTCGTCATAACACGGAGGATTGTAAATGCATTAACAGAGGTGATAACAGTTCGTATCAGGCCATGAAAGGGGCTCATGCAATAAATGATGGTTGCTGGTATTCAGCATGTGCAAATCGCTCAGGAAAGTACTTGGTCCCTTCCCAACTGGCTAATCCTTCATGTCCCGATAACCTATGTCAGGTTTTGTTTGACATAGTAGAGGACGGTAATGTTTCAATTGACCACGTCCAGAATGACATCACGTGTAAATTTGATAGAAACCCGCCAGAACCCTCCTCAAAACCGGCGCCACCCAAACCGACTCCAAATGATCCTGATCCTCCGGTGTTAATTCCTGAAAATACTTTTTTTGATTTCGCTAACAAATACCGATACGAGCTCATTGCAAGTGCTATTCTAGTCGTGTTGTTATTAGTAGTGACTCTGTTCTGAACACAATACCTTTGAAATATTTTCCTGTGTTACCAAAATGTACTACAAGGACAGTCCATACGGTCAAACCCCCCAAACAGCTTATTTCGAAGGTGCTCCAAACGTCCGAGCCCCATTGCTTCCCCCTGGCTATGGAAACGTCGATAGTGGAAAGATCGATATTAAAGAATATCTTACAAACCCATGGGTTATCGCCATCACCGTAATTTTAATTGTGATCGTTATTGCCTGGCTCACGAGCAAAGAAGGTTATAGACATTATTAGATATTACTATCGATTCATTACTACTAGTAGTAATGAAAGTATGAGTAACAATGAGTAATACAATTACTTGAATATGTTCAATATTGTGTTTTTCGATAATGTTTTATTTGAGAGATCTATTGCATTTCTATAGGTATCCTTGTCTGGATTTGTGATTACTGTGCTGTATTCGTCGATGTACAGATGTCCAGTCATCAAAGTATTCATCATAATTTCCGAGTCCTTGTTGGCTGTCCCAATAGCAATTTTCTTTCCAATACATTTATCGATTAGCACAAACTTGGGTCCGTCGTCCGTTGGGTACACAATACCTATCGTTTTCTGTTTTTCATCACATGTCGTACTCGTGGTTGCAATTACTTGGCTATCATCCAACATGTTTTGGCCTTTTGCGATCGCTCCTGTTCCGATAATGATGTTCATATTAACGATCCCGTCATGGCATGTTCTGTATTTGTTTACCAGGACAATTTTGGGGCTTGTGATGTTCTTGAAACATAGGTATTCATTTGCACCTTGCGGAGCGTCTATTACATCTCCTGAGAAGACTACGTCTTGTGTGGAGTAATTTCTATTCCATCCCACTTTACTGTTCATGTCAACGGCACTCAAGTCCAAATCTATTCTTTTCCCGTCTTGGTTCCGCCAATAGACACCAACAATGAGGGGTGAAGAGGGTGGGGGTTCAAACGTTGTCCCGATAGGAAATGGACCCGAGAAGTTCTTCTCTGATGTGGGCAGAGCCAGGCGTGTGCCGGGGGTCTGAATAAAACAGTCGGGAAGAACACACTTCAACTTTGATACATATTTATCAATTTCATCCTTACGGTCCCTCGTACACCACATTTTACCATTTCTTACTTGGTATACTTTTGATGGTTTGTTATTGATGAGATATTTGACGTGTTTCACGATTTCATACCCCGTTGTTGGTTCATGAGTCGCGGATTGCATCGGTGAGTGGTGTTTCTTGGACAACTTGCTGATCCTATTGATGTAAGGTTTCGCTTCGGCGTGAGTTTTCATACTCATGAATATAGGTTTGTAGCGATTGAAGATTACTGCCAAACATTGTTCGTTATCTTTGAGCCACCTAATAGAATGTGTTCCTTCCTCTATCTTTTTGTAGGTGTCTTTGTTTTTGATGAGACTTAGTTCGCCTGTTGCATCGTATACCGCGCACCTGAGGATGTCGATTGGATCTCTGGGCGCGATGTCGTGTTTGACGTGTATATACGTCCTACTGTCACGATTCCGGACCTTGGTGATGTCTACTTCGTGCGTTTGAAGGATATTGAATACATCTGCAATTGTGTCAGCTTTCAATGCTACTTTTTTATAAAGGAGGTTCCGTGTGAGGTCTTTGATCTCGTCTACCTCACAGCCTTTTACGAATCTGAGAGGTACAGACATATCCTTTTCACAGTTTACGTTAGGGATGTACACAATCTCTGGCAAGTTGAGGATGTCGCCGAAGGTCACTGAGATGTAATGACAAATCTGGTCGACGGCCAGTTCCTCGCGGGTCTTGGACGTTACGTCACTCCAGGTTGTGTAAAAGGTTTTATTGAGTTTGGTGGCCTCAGATATGAGGACACGCTCTACCGTTTTTGATATATTCTTTGGGGCGATGTAGCCGTATTTGATGAGCTTCAGGTTCTTATTATACACCTTAGAATCCCTCACAGGCACAGAGCCGTGTAGATTGAGAGATGCTTTAACGAGGTTAATGTTATTCATGGTTTTTATATTCACTTCAACCTTCATTTAATTTATTCATATTATTTGGAACCCCTAAAGGTCACAGATGTTTGTTTCAAAAGGCGGATGGTAATAATCTCTTTGTGATATTGAGGAACCATCTTTGCCTTTTGAAGGATAGGCGAGTAGTAAAATAAGAATAGTTATTAAGAGGAACCACCTTTGCCTATCTAATATATACATTCATTACCTTTAAACCACTTTCTAAATTAATGAAATGGGTTAGATTTTAACCATTAAATATATTGTTGTGTGAATTGTTTTAATGCAGCAAATGACCTATCATTTCCTTTATATGGGATCCGTTTACCGTTTACATAGAGGATATAACTAGGGATTGTCTCTAGATTCGGGTAGATATTATTGAGAACCCCCGAGGATTGGATATCCTTTTCGCTCTGGCGCTCTCCGTCTATCTGAAGGGTCATGCACGTTACTGCACCGTCATTGCCTAACCGTTGGAAATCGGGCTTGGCAGAGGTGCAGGCGCCGCAATAGCTTCCCTGAATCATCACAAAGACGGGCTTGCCTCCGAGCTGACCAACCAAATCGCCTGAGTCTGAGAAGTCTGTCCGCTCGAGATATCCAATAGGATGCGTTAAATCAACCATTTTTGTGTTAACAAAGATAGTTTTTACAAACCTAACCACATAAAAATGGATAACAACCACATAAAAATGGATGAATATGAACGTATTCGACGTAATCAGACCGTCGACGTGTACGAATCAGACGTCTCAGAAGCCTCGACAGGTGGACGGCTCTCAAAAAGGAGTATCAACACATCGCGATGGACGTCGCCGAAAGATACAAAGAAAGTAATATTTATCCCCCCTTACAACACAGACATACGCAATCTTGGTGTAATTGAAGAGGCCGACATCCCACGAGAACTTATCAACCCACAATCATTAATCTTCAGGACTGTAACACAGTCCATACCCAACGCCTTCTCTTGGGCAATTCCAACAAACAACGACTCATCAGAAGTAATTCAAAAGAAAAGTATGATAGACGGTGTGAGGGACCAATACCTATGTGGTTCGTGTTACGCATTCACACTCGCACAGGTAATGTCGGATTGCCACGTTGTTACGGGGGCAGTCTCGTGGGCCCCAAACGTATCGGCAACATCCATCATGTCCTGCTTTGTCGACAAACCATGTCAGGGAGCTAGCCCAGGAAAACTGTCTAAAATTCTAGCAACAACGGGAGCCATGGACCAGACATGTATAGATTACTCGTGGTGCTCAGAGGACAAACAGTGGTGTACAAACAGGAAAGCCATAAATGACTTCTCTACCAGTTACCTCTCCAAACTTAATAGCAACATACCAAGCACATGCGGCTGTTATTTCAACAAAAGCCGTAAATATAAATACAAATTCGATGAACCGGGCAAACTTATCCACAATGGAGGTAAATTCACAAGAGTCTACAAAACAATGGTCAAAAACCACATTCTTCGTTATGGTCCAACTATAGGAACGTTTGTTGTTTATCCTAACTTTAATAACTTTCTTGTTTACGGTACCGCCGTCAACGGGGGGGTATATTTCGAGAACGGTAACTACACGCCTGGCATGACCGCAATGGCCTGGAATAAGATGGCCGGCGTCATCAAGGGGTTCCACGCCATATCGGTCATGGGGTGGGGCGTCGCCAAGAACATTGAATACGAGAAAGGAAAGATTGGACATGTTCCCTATTGGCACTGTCGTAACTCATATGGACGAGACGCTGGTGACGGGGGGTACTTCAAACTAGCCATGTACCCATTCAATTCGGCCGGTGGTCAAATAGATTCGATTGTCACTGTCGGTAGGACAACCAGGGTAGGAGGAATGATCCTCCTCAAATGCACATCCCCGCCTATTGAGGCAACCCCGGATGAAATCAGCAAAGAGAAACTCAAGGCAATAAAGAGAGTTCATGGAAACGAGTTCTACGAGGCCGATCCAGCCAAAGTACGAGATATCTTTCAGGTCGAGGAAACACCCCCCAAACAGTTCATATTCGAGTGGTTGTGGTGGATGCTCATACCTGTTGTTGTTTGTTTGTTTGTTATAGCCTTCTTCTTGTTCGCGCCTATGGACGACAATGGGCGTTTCAGGATGCCGAAGAGGAAACAAGGAACATTTTTACTTAAGGGTGGTAGACAGACTCAAGAGTCAGTTCTGTTATAGAGTTCTGTTACACAATAATGAGTCTTTAGTCTCTTTCTCCATTGTTCTAATATCATCCATATTCAATCCCATCCACCTCTCCTGAGAGCACACCAATTTACGGTGGAACAGAAGGAAGATGTTATGAATGGCTTGCAAAACGAGTGCATTAACTTTTTCCTTGTTCGGGATTCTGGTTTTTATGAAGACCAATTTATACACAGTCGTCGACAACCTTGGAATTAAGTCATCTTGCCAATCCGTCTTTAGACCCAGGACTGTTTTTGGGTCATCGTCGCACTCGACATCATGCAATTTATCATTCACTATGTCTATATGGACCACAGACCTCTTATTGAGGATTGTTTGGGGTAGTTTAAACACATTAGGATCATCTGATAGTTGTTTGCATAACGTATCAACCGTGAATTCTCCTGATTCTGACGCGGTAAGCGTTGTTCTGGAATAGGGGAACTTGTTAAACGACGACTCCCTCAAGACGCATCCAGTAATGCCTACAGTCGATGTGAGAGAGTCCGGTATGTGGTAACGCTTCGATGTCCGTTGGACCTTGCCTATCGACTCGCGTGACCGTTCGGCCTGATTAGGGAGGCACGCGGGGTCGCATGCTGTGTTTTCTAGGATTTCTACGCCCTGTCCTGAATTGGTAAACTGTTTCGAAAGTTCCATCGTAGTGTGCAGATGAGCTATCTCATATCTATCGAGAACGATAGGTAAATTAATACGATATTCTATCAACATGACTTTTAATTACAAGAGATACGATTGGATGAATGGTAATTTCTTGTAGATCATAAAATGGCAGACAATGTAATGGCCTTAGTGAAAAAGAAGGGTCCCCAGAAAAAGCTACGCGGAAAGGCAGCCCAGGCAGCCAAGCGACGCGCGGCCTCGGCAGCCACAGCGACGAAACGAGTACCTGACAAAAGAAACCCATTTCGACCATTTGCTGACATGGACCCCAGCGAAATGATTGAAGAGATAGACAGCTTCGTACACACGGCTGGTTGGACACAAGACAGACAAGCACCGGACTATAATCTTGACCGTGAGATGGTAAAACTATTCAGTATCCTCAAATCAGGGATTCCTTTCCCTCTCGTCAAAACGTTCTTTGTAGACTTTGACGAGAGCGATTCTTTCAACGTGGTTAGGTATTTTGAGGAATTCAAAAGACGTCCTGATGTGCGTGCACGAATAGAGAACATGAAAGAGATCATCAGACGCCGCCAAGCAACACCTTCAAAGATTGATGAGGATGCATTGAGATATGGGGGTATATCAACTGGTCCCGCGGAGCGCCAGTATACTCAGGTAAAGATACTGGACCGAGATGGTGGAGAACGTGCTGTTTCACCACCGACTCAACAACCCTCCATGCTCGGTCCTAAGGAAATCTTATCGCGATGTGAACGCGAGTACAGGACAGCCCCGTGGATGTTCCCTTTTTCGGATAAAGTCATCAGAGGCTTCGCTCTTAAAGGCGACGACGATTTTCAATACACAATACCCCAGGAAGTCAAGGACGGTTGGTACAAAGTTAATATGGATTGGTATAGGATGGCATGTGCGGGTAAACGCGAATATGTTCCCGGTATGGTTGCATACGTGACTGTGAATAACGATATCATTGTAGAGACCGAGGATATGTACAAGGCTTCTAAACAGGACTGGCTTCACGAATTCACACCTCTTGACACGGAAGGATTCAAAGTCGCAAAACGAATGCTTATGAATAACGAGGTACTCAAATCCGCGTACAGCGGTGACGCGCTTAAAGAATATGTGAAAGCTATCATTACATCTTTCGGACCAATCAAGACAAACTACAACCTGGCACGCAACACATCATATGTGCTTGTATTCCTGACATCGTTGATTGATGATCCCCAGATTTACCATGAAAAGATTAGAAGCCAAGAATATCCTGGAAATGTACTTGTTAATTTGGATCGGTATACTTTACTTCCCGAGGTATTCATGGACCCTAACATAGACAAAGCACCTACTGAGAATAAGATCAAACGAGAGAGACGTTCACTTGAGAAGAGGTACTACGACCTAATTAAACAAAACGACCCGGCTGTGAAGAAACATATGAGACCCAGACGTATGGAGGCTCCTGTAAGGGATCACTCTTGGTTTTTCTTCGATGACGACAGTGTCTCACTGCAGCAGGCAGTTCTACCACCGCCGCCGATTCTTCCTGTTGTGAGGGAGCGCAGGGTCGCTAGGGAGTTAGCTCTAGCTCCAGGATTGTTTCAGAAACTGAGGGAGAGGATAGGACAGATGACACCGATCTATTGTAACCAGTGTAATGTGGAGGTATTTGCTCCGCCTTTCACAACACCAAGAGGAGCAGAACGCCTCAAATTTTGTAGCAAGGAGTGTTTTGACAGATATGATATCTAACTAATGCGGGAAAACCTAAATGATATATTCGCATTCGTTGTGATTTCTCTGAGTTATCTAAAAACATGGCACGGTTTTGTTTCAATGCTAACAGGAAGGACGCGATGGACTTCCTCAATACGTTTTACAAGCGAGTGGACGTTGAATTCGAGATAGATCATATCAGCTCAAACGAAAGCTGTATAATCCTGAAGGACAAACGAGACAAAGACATATTCATGAATCTCAGCGAACGCCTGGCTGGTGTGGACGGCTTCTCACAACCTTCGTACGTCCCAAAGTGGAAGATTATCAACCACAAGGGACCATATCTGGCTCAATATGAGAAAGAGCCGTATTTGGCCTCTATTCTTCAGGACAAGACAGGTAGGACGCGCTACAAATTATCACCAGAAGGAGAGAAAGCGGCGTTCCTGTACGCGGCTCTAATCGCATCCCCAGCACGTGACCAATACAAATTAGACCAAGTATTTTTAGATAACTATTGGAATGACCTTAAAAAGTATATAGGGGGAAATCAACCATTTGATAAGTTTGAGGATGTTGATTGGCGGGATGTGGTTGCCAAATACAAGAAACGAGTCAGAATGGGTGTTAATAAAGATAATAGAAAATACAAGCATGGATTTGTTGAAGTGGATGGACACGTGTACACAGTAACTCCTTTTGCGGCTAATGACATGTCAATTTACTTTGGCGAGGATGACAATGACGCGCGTCGTGGGCGTATTAGACGCGCTATAACGGCCGCAGATGTCACGCTGAACCTATCCTCCGACGCAAAGAGGGGGGTTCCCAATATATCTGAATTCAAAGAAATTGTTTACAAACCAGGCATGAAGTGGGCTGCTAAATGGAATCAGCCCATCACAGGACATGTCAAGTACATGGATATATTATTCAATAATCCCACAGAGGAGGAGTTCGTCGAAAACTTCATCGAAATGTACGATAGCGACATCGAATCGAGCGACGGCGACTCTGACGATGAGGGTGAGGGCGACGAGCGCGACTACGGGGATCAGGACAGCGATCTAGATGAGGAAGACCTCTTCGGAGACATTGATGACTTGAGCGACGACGATGAACAAGGCGCTCAAGTCGAACGAAGGTCGGAAATGGAACGTCAAAGAATAGCTGCCGCGTACGCAGAGAGCATACCGCGAGAGGAGCAGTTGGACTTTGATGCGCTCGACGATGAGGAGATGGACCTCCCTTTCTCATATATAGTACCCCCCAAGACGCAGTGGCGATACGTGATGGACGCCTGCAACTCGGGATTCAATGTCGTTGGTAACATGGGAAAGGTTAGCAACGCTGTACTCCAACTAGTCGCTGACGGCGCCGCGATCGCGATACGAGACGGGAAAGCTCTTGTACCAGAGATAAATGATGCTTTCATCTTGTACGCAGAACAAAGAGGTGTGTAGATATTTTTACTCTCATTATGAGTTCATCGTAAAAAATTATCTACAGTAAACAAAAGATTCATAATGGCAGATGGTTCAGAAATGCTAACTTACTTACTATATGCAGTACTCGTCATCGTGCTTGCTGTCGCCGGTTGGTATATCGGTAATAAATGGCAATATAAAGAAATAGGCGCGGTCGTGGGAGGCGTAGTTGGCGCGGGGATTGCCTACCTCCATTCTAGTAGCAGCGATAATAACTACTCCTTCTAAAACAGGATGTAAATATTTATCTTGCGCCGCTAAAAAAAAAGAATGCCACGACGTACCCCAAACAGGTCCAAATCTAGGTCCAAATCTAGATCTCGCTCAAACTCTCGTTATAAGTCTCACTGCCCCAAAGCGGGCACTGCAGAAACTATGTCATCTCACAACGAGAACGCGCTATCGCCCGCATGATCCTAGCGGGACGTAGACACCGATCCAGGTCCCGCTCCCGTAGCAGGCGCCGCATAAATTAAAGATTAGGATAAATTGTAACCCATTACCTCTAGAGGACAACCAAGCTAACAACATTCAAAATGATCTATGCATAAAGATTTATTCATAAAAAGTTACGATAGATTGTAGATTA